CTGGGAAGACTGTATCGATGGCCTTGTCTTTTACACTTTGGGCTATGACTTCGTTCAATGGTCAAAACTTTGCTATCTGCGGTAAGACAATTCACTCGGCGCGCCGTAACGTTATTCAACCACTGAAGCAAATGCTTGTCAGTCGCGGTTATGAGATCAAAGATGTGCGCAATGAAAATCTAATTATTATTAGGTACATAAATAAAGGAAAAGAAATAGTCAATTACTTTTACATCTTCGGTGGTAAAGACGAGAGTTCACAAGACCTAATCCAAGGGGTTACTTTAGCGGGTATCTTTTGTGACGAGGTTGCATTGATGCCGGAGTCTTTTGTCAACCAGGCAACTGGTCGATGTTCCGTTGAGGGTTCGAAAATGTGGTTCAGTTGTAACCCGGGAAATCCTAACCACTATTTCAAAAAGAACTGGATCGACAAGCAAATCGAAAAGCGCATTTTATATCTTCACTTTACAATGGAAGATAATCCAAGTCTTAGTGAACACGTCAAAGAGCGCTATTCTAAAATGTATGCTGGTGTTTTCCGTAAAAGGTTCATTTTAGGTCTTTGGGTTACCGCTGATGGTCTTGTGTATTCCATGTTCAACGAGGAGCAGCATGTTCGAAAAGTAGATATAGAGTTCGATCGATTGTTCGTCGCAGGAGACTTTGGTATTTATAATGCTACTACTTTTGGACTTTACGGATTTTCAAAGCGCCGAAAAAGTTACCACTTAATTCAGTCTTACTACCACTCAGGTAGGGAAGCTGAGGAACAACTTACCGAAGCCGATGTTCAATCGAATGTTCAGTTCGGTTCGATACTTCAAAAGACTACCAAAGAGTATGCGAATGATTTAGTAAAGATGATTAAAGGACTTCCTATTGAATACATCATACTAGATCCTTCAGCGTCGGCAATGATTGTTGAACTACAAAAACATCCTTATATAGTAAGAAAGAATATACCTATAATCCCTGCGCGCAATGACGTCACTTTAGGTATTTCCTTCCACGCCGAACTATTGACAGAAGGACGCTTTACATTAGACCCAAGTAACACGCACGACATTGACGAGTATTATTCATACAGTTGGGATAGCAAGGCTAGTCAAGTTGGTAAAGACCAAGTGATAAAGGAGAATGACCACTGTATGGACCGTAACCGCTATGCGTGTCTCACTGACGCGATCATTAATGACGACTTTGGTTTTGAAATCCAAGTCTTATCCGGTAAAGGTGCGCGATAATTATGGTAAACAATATTAGATAAAATAGTGTATAATACATTATAGGAGGTAAACTACATGGCTAAAAAATCAAAAGCTATTTCTCACACCGACGAGCTGGTCAGTCAATCCTTTGATAGCCCTCTCGCGCAGAATCAAAAGTTCAAAAAGGAACTACAAGAGGTCGAAAAGTATTATCAATACTTCGACGGCTACGATGTAACCGACTTGAACGCAGACTATGGTCAAACGTGGAAGATAAAAGAAGATTCACTTGACTATACACCTACCCGCGAAATTCGAAATTATATTCGATCCCTTATTAAAAAGCAAGCGCGCTTTATGATGGGAACCGAACCTGAACTAATCTTTGTTCCTATTGTAGACAAGGAAGACGATAAAGCGGAAAATAAACGCATTTTGTTCGACCACATTTTAGCTCACGCTAAGTTTTGGAGTAAATGTAAACGAGCTTTGGTCGATGCGACAGTAGGGAAACGAGTATTATTATCCGTTATAGCAAACCCTGGAGAACCTGTAGATGTTCAGTTCTACTCTATGCCGCAATTTTCCTATATAGTAGACCCTAAAGATCCTTCCCGTCTTTTGTCCGTCGACATTGTGTATCAGGACGAACGCACCAAAGGAATGTCCACGGAGAAACAATTATGGCATCACTACCGTTATGAAATGAAATCGGGAAGTTCGAACTCCGGTATCACTACGGCCTTGGAAGATGTCGAAGAGCAATGCTGGCTCACCTACACTTTGACCGACGGAACTTCGAACCAAATCTACATGACCGAAGATGGGCAAACTACAATCAAAGAAAAAGACGCCAAACTAATTGAAATCGAAGACAATTTAGGTAATAAGGTTCAAGTACCTTTAAAAGTCCAAGAGTCGGCGCCAACTGGATTGAGTCAAATCCCTTGTAAGGTCATCCTTAATGAACCACTCACTAATGACGTATATGGAACAAGTGACGTCAAAGATCTCATCACCATTGCGAACAACACTAACCGAACTATTAGTGACATGAGGGACTCTTTGCGGTTCAAAATGTTCGAACAACCCGTCATCATTGATGGATCTTCAAAGTCTATCCAAGGAATGAAGATTGCGCCGAACGCTTTGGTCGACATTAAGAGTGACCCTACATCCTCCATCGGCGGTACTGGAGGGAAGCAAGCGCAAGTGACGACCATCTCCGGAAACTTCAACTTCTTACCTACCGCTGAATATTATTTAGACGGCGCTAAAAAAGCCATGTATGAACTAATGGACCAACCGTTACCTGAAAAGGTACAAGATGCGCCATCAGGGATTGCTATGCAATATCTATTCTATGACCTAATGAGTAAGTGTGACGACAAGTGGGCAGAATGGGATGACGCTATTCAATGGCTTATCGAACTAATTGAAGAAATTTTAGGTAAGGTAGGCGTAGACTTAGGTCTGTTACCACAAGACATTCAATCAAGTTACCAAACACTAACAACATTGTCAATCGACCATCGTTACCCATTACCAAGTGACGAACTTTCAGCTAAACAAACTGCGCTTACGGAAGTACAGACAAATGTTCGAAGTCACCAATCTTACATTGAAGAGTTCAGTAAGAAGGAAAAAGCTGACAAAGAGTGGGAACGTGTATTGCAGGAACTTGCGCAGTTGGATGAAATTTCCGCTGGCGCTTTACCTGTATTAGCTAACGAATTAAACGAACAAGGAGAACCACAAGATGAAAACCCGCAAGAAGAAACAATTGAAGAACCAAGTACGCCAGAACAACAAGAGCAACAAACCCAAGATCGAATCTAAAACGGTCTTTGATGTAAACTGTGATCACTGCGAGCACAAGTTCGAACTATCGTCTAAACAAATTATCTCTAAACATATCGAACGCGGTGTAGAGTGGAGGTTCTTTGAATGTCCTAAGTGTCATTATAGGTTCACTACTTATGTCGGCGATAAAGAGATCGAAAAACTAATTCGCTTTAGAAATGAATGTCGTAACAAGATGAAAAAGGAATTAGGTAAGGGAGCAGCAATGAACCAAAACCTTTACCACGATTATCGAATGAAGGACGAAAACGCTGGGCATAAAATTTCAGGCCTTACCGCAAAATTGAAAAAGGAGCTGAACATTGAGCAAAGAGAAAAAGAATGGGTATCTCAGTAGCTGGGAAAAAGCTATACACGAGACTAACATTAAATTGACACTTGAACAAGAGAAGGCCGTGTTAAAAGCGTTCAATGACGCTGGCGTAGACTTAATAGAAAAGATTAAAAAATCCCGTAACGGCTACTTACCTAAACGGATCTATAAAGACTACGCTTACGACCTTCACAAGGTTCTAGTCCACGTTATGCACGAATACTCCCAAAAAGCCGCAGAAAATGCCGTGGACGGACAAGTTCTACATTTACTGAACATTTTAGGTGAGGACGGAAATGCTACTGCTAAAGACTTTGGAAAAGAAGTTCGTTCGGCGTCATTAGTCTTTTCCCGTAAAGCCGCTGAAGCCGTTACTAAAGGAGAAATCTACAAAGACGGGAAGAACTTGTCTAAACGTGTTTGGTCAAACGCAGCACGCGCAGGGAATGACGTTCAACAAATTGTCACGCAAGGTCTTTCAAGTGGCATGTCCGCGGTCGACATGGCTAAACTATTAGAAAAGTACATAGATCCAAAATCTCGTAAAGAGTGGGACTTCGAACAAGTCGCCGAAAAGTTGGGTCGAACTACGGCACACAAGTATGAAAATTTAGAGTACAATGCTCTAAGACTAGCAAGAACAACCATTAGTCATTCCGCTACCGCCGGAGTTCGACAATGGGGAAAAGTGAACCCTTACGCTAGAAAAGTTCAATGGCACTCCGTACACGCGCCGGGTCGAACTTGTCAGGCTTGTATCGACCTGGACGGAGAAGTCTTCCCTATTGAAGAATGCCCGTTCGATCATCCTAATGGCATGTGTTACCAAACAATATGGTACGAAGATTCATTGGAAGAAATCGCCGACGAGTTGCGCGGTTGGGTAGACGG